TTACAACTTTATATTCAGGATTAAACGGCATCATTTTAAAAGCACCTTTATATTCTGATTACGGTTCATCTTTTACAGTATCAAAACAAATAGGTTGGACAGAATCGTCAAATACATCACAATCAAGTGGAAATGTAAACACCCTTGCTACCTATTATGTTTATTCCGGCGGAACTGGAGCAACAATGACCCAATTATTAGCAGGTATGTATTTATTTTGTTGTAATGGAACATTTGCGATTAACAATGGTTCGGGAAACGTTGGTTCGCTTGGGTTAGCTGTAATTTCCAATTCTACAAATGCAACTGCTTCTGCTTCTGTATTTAAGACATTATCATCACCGCCTACAACTTGGGTTTGTAGTAATACTTACGCTATATCTCCGTTATCAGTAAGTCAGGTTATAGAAGTTCCAACCTTAAAAAATAATCATTACTTTGCATTTCGAGGGACATTCAATCTTAGTTCGGCATTTTCAACTGGAACTGTGAGAATGGTAATTGACTCATACTCAATAAGTCGAATAGCATAAATTTTATACATTAATATAATTATAATCATTATTATTATATTAATTTATTCAGATTCAGATTTCTTTTCTGCTTCCTTTTCAGGTATCATATGCATTTTAATTTTTTCATTACAGTAGAGACTTACAAATTGGTCTATATTGTCAAAAATAAATATAGATGGGACAGGAAGATGAAAACTACAAGCAACCTTTCCATTCCTACTAAATTTAACACCTTCAGCAATTAGTTTCGCTTTATCCCCTTCTACCTGTTCATACAATACAAATCTATTCATATATATAATATTATTTAGATATTTTATATTTTAAAATATATTTTTTTCCGTTAAAATTATATTTCTTGGGGTCAGAGATGACGATGAAGAATTAGAACTGATAGTTGAAATGCTTTCTTCATCATCTATTTCTTGATCAATTTTTAATAATTCATCTTTTTTTATTTTGTGTGACAAATTTGATTTTTCACATAACTTGATATAATTATTGTAACATTCATTTAAATACTCATTTCCGTTCCCTTGTCTGTTTTCTATCCTTAAATTCAAGTTTTTGAAGATATCGATTGACAATATATAGAACTCTCTACTTAAAAGGATTTCATTATTTAAATTTGAAGTGATATTTAGGTATAATTTAATGGATGTCAAAATAGTTATGCAAATACTGATAAATAAATTAATCATAGATTTATCATTCAAACTTGTAATATAAGAAATATTCCCAATAGACGAAGAGAATGTGCTCATAACAATTATTGGTAAATCAAAAAGCCTACTTGCCCGTTGATATTGTAAGGCTATATTTCTATGTTTGTTCGAAAGCTTTGTGCTGTTAAGCCTTATCTTATTTAACATTGCCGTTATTTCATAATTCCAGCTGTTCATATATATAATACTATAAAAAGAAATAATATATGTATGATAAAATTTAAACTGTAAAATCACATACCAAGACATCACTTGGCTTTTCCCTCATGTATGCATTACGCTCAATAAAATCAACAAATTCTTTGAGGTCGAAACCGATATTTAGCATTGATGCACGCAGAATACACCACCTACCACATGTATTGATCCCTTCTGCTAATTTTTGAAGCTTTCTTTTATTATAGATCATTTTACTGCCTTTTGGTATTGTTTTAATTAATCGGGTCAGTTCATGGTGGTTTTCTCCTAATAATTCTTTTATAGCTTTTGAAATAAAATTTAACTCGCCATCAGGTTTAATCCCATAAGAGTCGAACCATTCATAAACATCATCGTATTTCAGTAGACATGTCCAGTGTCCAGAATTCTTTTTAGTTTCGATTAATATGAACACATAATCTTTGGCATTTGGTAAGAGGGCATTAATATTATGATAATTAGACAACTCTGAATACTTCAAAACTTTCACACCATCTCCAAAAGCCCGTTTGAAATCAAGATCAGATACCATCGTAGCCAATTTCTGCCTGTATTTGTTCAACAGTATCTGTTTTTCTTTAAACTCGCTCATTTTTATAATATAAGATAAATAAAAAAATATAATTTTATCATTCTATAATATATACAAAATGTCTTCACAGAATAATCAACCGAACTATTTTTATTATGATTTATTGGTATCGAATGTGAATAATGATACAACTGTCTTACCGAAAGCACTTACATTTTTAGAAACAAGGTCAATACCTTATTTATACAATCCTAAAGATTACTCATTATCAATAACCCGATTTAGTTTATCGACTGCATCTTTACCAGTGATGATTCCTACAATTCAGCCTAATCAAGGAGGAATAAATGAAACCGTTTATAAGATAACTATTGTAGCCAATTTCGACAGTTTAACCATACCCAGTGGTAATGAATTAGTTACTACAAAAGTTGTTGAATTCGTACCTCAAAACATATCAGCATCTTTACCGGTCTCCCCGCTAACTACTGCCGATGGATTACAAGACAATTCAACAGGTTATTATAGTATCTACAGTTATGAGTATTTTATTGGATTGGTCAATAACAGTATCAGTGAAATATTTACAGAGTTGATCACATATCTGACAGAGACCGGACAATTACCGAGCAATTTTAGCAGTCAAGCTTTTACATCTCCTCCTATATTAAGTTTTGACACGTCGACAAATTTAGCCACCATGTTTATCCCATATTATGTTTCGACTGATGGAAACAGTACTCAATTATGGCAATCAAGGTATACAAAAACTCAGACATTGCATAATTCTTTCAGCATATATTTCAACAGTGGTTTATATAATTTGCTGAATTCGATCCCTTGTTTTAATTCTCAAGGATACACATCACCGTCAACCGGTGTCTATTATCCTAATGCAATGTACAATGTAATCGTTCCAAGTCAAAGCAACAATTACCCTAAAGTCTCAGTCCCTGTTGGTGCGCCCTCAGGTTCCCAATGGTATGCCTATCCAATTACACAAGAATATTCCACTATTAATAGTTGGTCTCCTGTTTCTTCAATTGTTATCACCTCGAATACTCTTCCAATCGTACAGAATCAGCTCAGTAATCCATTGATATACGTGAATAATGTTCAATTCTCGCTAAGTACGACTGGTTCGAACTTCGCTCAGATTATTACGGACTTTCAATCTGATTCTAATTTCAAGACGGATGGAATGGTTCAATATTTACCAACTGCTGAATACAGACGGGTCCAGTTATACGGAACAACGCCATTAAATACAATTGACGTCAGTGTATACTGGATGGATAAGAATGGTAAAATGTGGCCGTTTTATTTATTAGCGGGTGGTCATTTTCAAATGAAATTCCTTTTTGAAAAAAACATTAAGGTTTAAATAAATTTTATTATAAGATATATAATTTTTTCGAAATAATTATATATCTTATATATTATATATATACATGTCTGATTTCACAACTGTTCTTGTAGAAGATTCAACTCTCAAATTATCGGATTCCATTGACTTTGCAGTGTTTGATGGACCTGCTCAGAAATTGTACCAACCATATAACGCGAACTCAGTATCCGCATCTTCAATGACTTATCAAGTTCAAGTCCCTTCTGAAAACTTAGTCGTAGATAGACGGTTGTTAATTCAATCCGAAGTCAATTTAACATTAAACTGTGGTACTGTCCCTGTCGGTGTATCCGCATGGACTTATGGGGACTTTTCCGCTTTTAATGCTTACCCGATTCACCAGTTAATGGAAACCGCACAAATGACAATCAACAACGTCAATGTCAGTGTCAATACTAAGGATATCCTTCCTATGGTCTTAAGAATGAACGATGAAAGAGATTTATCATTAGATAATGGATACTGTCCAAACTTAAGAGATGGCGCGTATGCAAATTACGAAGACGCAATCGCCAATTACTCGGCCAATAACCCGATGAATGCTTACGAGAAGTCATCACTTGATAAAAACTTCATTGGTCGTGGTGCTTTTAAACTTGCATCTTGCTTCATCCTTCATAATATAACTGGTGGCGGAACTGATTCAAGTCTAGTCTCGACAAATGTTGCAGATACATGGACTATTAATATTAAAATTGTGTCTACTGAACCATTAGGTTTATGCTTATCCCCATGGACAAATAAAAATGAAGACGACGTCGGAATGATGGGAATCAATAACATATCCGCCGTTTTTAACTTAGACTCCACATGCTCTCGTGTTTATAAATATCAAAATGGTGTAGTTACTGTAGGGGTAAGAGATATAACTTCTGACAGCCAAAGCCCACTCGGTATACAAACTTATGAAAAGGTACTTAAATCGAACTACATCACAAGTGTTGTCGGCGGTTGGTCAGGAAACGCGGTCAATGGTAACACATCCGCTAACGTATTATCAAATCCAAAATTATTATTTTGCTTCAAGAGTTTAACATCCATTCAAGCTTCCCGGTTGTCTTCTCGTAACGTCTGCTCCATGCGTATATATGATCGTTACCTGAGCCAAATCAACA